CTTGTAGGGTGATTGGTTAAAATCCCACAGTAGTGACTTGCTGACAGGTCCTGACAGGTTTGTAGGCGATGCGGAGCGTGAATAATACGCTCTGCCCAAGTTGTATTCAATAGTTGCGTTTTTCATGGTTTTGTTTTGGCTTTGATTGCAAATGCTTTGTCGATGCTGGTGATTTTGTCAGTTGTAAGCTGTTCCACTGCGGTGACTCCGTAGTGTTTCAGAAATGCGGGTTCGTCAATATTAAGACCGTGAATGCTCAAGCGGATTCGGGCGGCTTCACCGCTGGAGATTAGCGGATATACTGCCGACTTGTTATGCGCGGCAGATTGTCCATCGTCATCCTCCTGTGCTACCCCGCAGACCGCTGCCAGTGAGTAACGGCGCAGGTATGTTGTTGCTGCCCCGATGCCTTGCCCGTCCTGTTTTGCTGGGACGCATGACATAGTGCCGTAAATATACCCTCCACCGCTGTGAGCGATAGTGGTAGTGACGTGGCAGATCCCACCGTCAAACGAGGGCGATTGGATGACTGACAAGCCATTTGCCGCCAAGACGGGGCGAACGGTGTTCAAGACCTCGGCGAGATCCGCATATTTGCTCTTAAAGTGAGGGTTGAGACTCCCTTTTGTAGCGTTTTCTACTTCTCCCTGCATTTTTGCTAGGGCAGTAAACAATTCAGGTGTGCTGTGTTCTAGGTTCATTTATTTTGGTGTTGTGATAGTGCGGAATTTCCCGCACAAGAGTTTTTTATTCGTTAATTGTGGTTTGTTCAAGTATAATCTGTGAATATCTTTGCAAGATCTTACGCATTTGCTCCTTCGATTTCTCGCAATAGTGCAATTTTTCGTAGGTCTTTTTTCGTGCGTAAAATGCTGCTGTGTGATGGCTTCGATTTACGATTTCCGCTGAGTCCTGGAGAGAGTGTGCCTCACTCCAGAGCGTCATCACGATTTGCCTCGCGAGAGCCTCGGAGAGCCGTTTGCGCTTGCCAGTGATGGCTTCAGGTTTTACCCCGATAACATCAGCAACAGATTGTATCAACGCGATTTTGTTGTCAATCAGCATGAGAACAGGGATACGAGTTGATTGCGTAGGTTCTCGGAAATGATCATGGTGGAATCAGTTGCGCTTGCCCATCTATCAACGTGCATTTCTGAGCAGGTCAACACCCAGTTCACACGGTCATTTGCGGGAGGGATGATCCGAAAATAAGTGCCAGTGAGTTTTTTCGTTTGAACGTCTTTTGTCTTGCTGTCGGTTACGATTACGAGGGGATCTTCTGTTTTTTGGTATAGTATCATAGTTTGTATTGGCTTGTGCCATACACCCCGCAGGGTGTTTCAATCCTTGCCTGGATATCATCAGTGGCTATCTGTGCCGCAGCACCCGCAGCATGGCGCGTCTTCACACATACCGGATTTGTTGCGGTAAATCACCGCGCCGCTATTCATGCGGTAAAATGTGGTTTTGTCGTAGCTGTGGCTAATGCTACGGCTTGGCGCACCTGAGACTAAGGCGCGTGCCTCATCTGCCACTTCATCGGGGACATCCCAGCCTTTGGCTAGCTTGTTCCATTTGCCGCCCAGAGCTTTGAGCGCGTCTTTGACGGGGTAAGTGTTTCCTGTTATCGTTTGCATCTTGTGTTGTGTTGTGTTGAGTGTTAAAGAGCCGTTACCACCACCACAAGGGCAGCACAGAGCAATGCTCCGAATGTTACGGCGGCGGCATAGTAGAGAGCGCGTGATAGTGCGCTAAGGCAGCGGTTTTGATAGGGTTACGGCGCGGAAGCGGACGGCGGATTAGTGAGCAGGTCGGATTCATAGTGTTGTGTTGTGGTTAGGGTTAGCGGCAGCCGTAAGCAGGACCGAATTCACGCTGGCGGCGGATCAGCTCCTTTTGCGCTGTTTTGTCGTCTCTAAACCAGCCCGACAATTTCACGGTGTTCCCGCGAAAATCCGTGGTTCTGATTTGGCATTTTCCAGCTTGGACCGTGTCGAGACTGTAGCCAGCTTGGTATAAATATGGTTTGTTCATGATTTCTTGTGTTGTGTTGTGTTGTGTTGGCTTGTGCCAGACCCTTTCGGGTTTCGTTCCGTGCCTGGAACTCGTCAGTGGCAGTTTTCGACTTCAGGGACGGCGCAAGTCTTGCCCGTAATGGTGTCGTAAACCATGGGACGGCGGTTATGCTGTAGAGCGGTTGCATAGGCTAGGTCTTGCAACCTGTCAGCGGTAGCTACTACGCATTCCATGTCATCCAACAGTTCATAGCGAGGCTTGGCAGTTATTCCCACGATAGCCACGGCTTCACCGCTTTCGATCTTGCCTGTAACGTGTTTTCTAAGTGTCTGTAATGGTGTCATATTCGAGTTACAGTTATTTGCTTTTTGTTACGCCGCCAAGGTAGCAAGTCCAGTGGTTGTTTTCGCTCATCGCCATGCCACAGGGAGCACAAGCGCAGTTAATCCATGTTGCGCCACTGCTAGCAGTGATGAGTGCTAAAGGGGCAAGCTCGCCGCATGCGGGGCAAGTTGGCGCGTCTTCGCATGTTGGTGTTTTCGGTGTGTTCATGTTCATGTTGTATTCGCCGCTATGTTCGGTGCGGCGGGAAGAACTTAGCAAATATCGCTGCATTGTCTACAACATTTTAGCAACTATTTTCGCTTTTCTTATTTTCCGTTGATTCTCAACGGTTTATTGCATGAGATTTTTTCAGCATTGCCAGCAATAAGCGGGGAAAACAGGGAGCAAACAATCAATTTCAGTGATGATCGGCAGGGAATCAAGGAGAGAATCAGCGAGGTAGAAGCATTGGTGGAAAGTATCTCAGAAACCTATTCACCCACTCAATAAATAATCATCAACAACCGCTCATCACCTGGCAAGCATGAGATGTCATCAGTGCATTAACAACCAGTGTTTCTTGTACCGATTTTAATCAGTTTTCCCGAAACATGTCAAGCAAATAATTTCCGTTAGATTCCGCTCGGTGCTGCTGCGATACCTGGACAGCGTGCCAGCTATTCAAGCGAGTGCTTCATTGGCGTGACCGGATCGATCAAGCGGGTGTTCCGGTGCTGTCGTGCCGGTGCTGTGGGGCTGGTGCTGTGGGGCTGGTGCTGTGGGGCTGGTGCTGTGGGGCTGCTCCCGTGCTGCCGTGCTAGACGATGCAAGCGGGTGATTAAAGCGAACGTTTGATTTGTTTGCTGTTCGCATGAGTGGTGTTCGCGTGAGTGCTGTTCAGGTGAGTGCTGTTCAGGTGAGTAGTGTTCGGATGAACAGTGTGGTGTGCGGGTGAGTAGTGTGCGGATGAACAGGGGGGGGGGAGGGGGTCGCGCGCGCGGTGGCTACGGGTATGGCTATTGGTTCCCTAGCCTCCGAAAAAATGCCTAAAGGGGAAACTTCACCCTCCGAAAAAATGCCTAAATGGCTACTTGACAAATCTCCACAAAATGATAAAACACGCGCATGAGCAGCCCTATTAGCTACGATTTACAAGGACAAGGTGGAGGTCAGTATATCAACTCCTCAATTGGAGTTGTTACTGGTAATTTCCGTTGGGTGCAAGTTATTACAGATACGGTGTTTACTGATCTTATTAGTAGCAACATCAACGCTAGTGGAGACATAGCGGGATCAACCGTTCCTGCTGGCATTGGTATTGGTGGTAAATTTTCCACAATTACGCTTGCTAGTGGTTCCGTTATTGCCTATTACGCCTAATGAGTCAGTTTGCACAGAGTGGCAGTGCGATGGATGAAGCCCAATCCTCAGATGGGGATGGTGGGTTTCTGAGTGTGAATCAGCGATTGCAGTTGAACCAGCTAGAAGTTGGTGAGGTGCGTGAGTCGTTGAACGGCAGGATGGAAGGATATTGGAAGCCTCGCAAGGGAGTTGTCGCTAGGACAAGCTCTCTGACAAGCGGTGGTAGTCCACTTACGATTCCGTTTTTTCTGATTGATTCAGCTAAAAGCATTACTGCTGCGAGTGTTACTGCTGGCGTGGTTACGATTACGATTACAGGTCACGGGTTTGCTTTAGGTGAAACAGCACTAGCTCGCGTAGCTGGACTTGTTGGTAATGTCTCTATGGTTGGTGACTTTGCACTCACCGTTGCTAGCGTAAACACGTTGACGTATTCAGTGCCTGGGTTGACTACTATTACCACAACAACTGGAACCTTATCAGGAACACCTATCAACGATGCTGCCAACGTCAACGTCCGAGCATCTTGTTTGTTCAGCGATCCAAACACAGGCAATTCAGAAAGCATCGTGCTGGCGTTGGATACAAAAGCAATCTTGGTGGATCTAGATGGCTACACTACGCAGGATATTGAGTATCCAGAAGGTCAGTCCTTAACTGAGGATACAGAAATGATACAAGCGTTTGATCGCGTGTTTTTGTTCCGTGATGGATTCCAAGCATTTGAATGGTTCCCTAATGGTCGTCAGATCGAAAGCGCAAGTCAAGCTGGAACTACTACTGTGACAATGCGTGTGAAAGACCACGGATTAACTGTCGGTGATAGCATCGTAGTCAGTGGGCTTACTGGTGGCACTCCTGCTAATGGCACGTTTACTGTGTTGGCGGTGACAGACAAAGATGTCTTTACCTATACTTTTACAACCTCGCAGACGGTAACATTTGGTGTTACTGCTAGTGTGTTAAAAACTGGATTCACGCTTGTGCCTGGAGGCACTTATACGCAACCACAAATCTTTACCACAGTTGGGAATGACGGCTCCGTATCTGGAGGTGTTGTCAGCTTAACAGTTACAGGCAATACGACGATTGTCGCTGGAGATACTATTGTCATCTACGAGACTACCGTTCCTGAGTTCAGTGCCATCTCTGGTAAGTCGTTTGAGGTGCTGAGTGCAACTACCACAAACATTTCTTTTATTGCCCCAGTCGCTAACTTAGCTACCCTTGGTGGTGGATTGCAAGTTGAGTTCGGTGGGCGCTTTAGCGAAGGTCTAGGATTTATCCATCAACCCGCTCCGCCATGGGGAGTTTACTTCCAACGTAGATTATGGGTTCCTTTTTACTACGCTCCAAGCGGAACGTATAACTCACCAGTCTATACAGATAGAAATATCACCGACGAGATTGCTGTGTCGGACATTTTAGATAGCCACACGTTTGACCAGATTGCCAATCAGTTCCGAATTACTGGTGGCACAGCAGATTATCTTGTGGCAATGCAGGGATTTTACGATGACAAGCTAGTTGTCCTTAATCGCAATAGCTTGCACCTTATCAGCGGCACTACTGGTAGCTTAAATGATACTCGTGTGACTGCGCTGACTAACGAAGTCGGGTGCTTAGCCAAGAAAAGCGTTGTCATGAAAGGCAATGCTATGTTTTTCCTTTCGGATGAAGGTGTGTATGCTGTTGAGTTCTTAAATGACTACAACCTTCGCGGTGCAGATGAGCCTATTTCTAAGAACATCCAGCCGTATATTGACAGAATCAACAAGAATCTAGCTGCCGAGGCGGTTGGAACTCTGTTCAATAACCGATACTACCTTGCTGTAGCCTTAGATTCCATTGCTGGAGCTAACGATGCTATTGGAAACAATACAATCTTGATCTTCAACTTCCTAAACAAAGGATGGGAGTCTATAGATACGTTTGGAGCTGGTGATTTTATCATCAAAAACCTGATTATTGGTAGCGCATCCGAGCGAAACAGCATTTATGCAGTGACATCTCTAGGTGGAGTGCATGAATTAGAGGCAGTAGAAACATCCAATGACAGTTTGGTGTCTGCTGGATTAGTATCTAGCTTCCCAATTCAATCATCTTTGACGACTAGAGGCTATGCGTTGGGCAATCTTGACCGCAAACGCTTCACAGATGGGCAAATCACCATGCAATGTGTTGATGGTGGTCTAGGCGAGTATGATATTTCCTTCGCAGCAGAAGATCCAGACAACAACCAAAGCATCGGAACAACAACTATGTTTCTTGACGGTGTAGTGCTTGGCACAGGATCTACCAACGAGGACGAGACTGGCAACATTCGCTTCCGTCTTGGAGGCATCAGAGGCTATCTGGGAACGCTAACCTTGACACGGACAATCGGTTCCCCTAAAATCACGTCTATAAAAGTTACAGGCTCTGTGACAAACCGACAAATCATCTCACAAAAATAATATGGCTGGAGTAGTAGAAACAACGCACACTTTTGCAAACAACGAGGTTATTACCAGCACGTTGATGAACAACATCATTGACCAGACGCTATTTACAAGCGATGCGTTGTCGGGAGGAACTCTTGCGCTGACTGCTGGCAAGTTAAAGGTGGCAACATCAGGTATCACCTCGAACGAAATGGGTGTTGATGCGGTTACCGCTAACGCTATTGCGAGCGGAGTCATTACCAATGTGAAGATTAGCGCAACTGCTGCAATCTCGCTGTCTAAGCTAGCATCGGAGGCATTGCCAGTAGGAATTACTGTGGCAACTGCCAACATCCTTGACGCTAACGTGACTACTGCCAAGATTCTTGATGCCAATGTAACAGCACCTAAGCTCAGTGGAGCGCAGACTGGCACTGCTCCAGTTTACGGCGTGAGAGCATGGGCTAATTTTGACGCAACTGCAAATGCAGACCTTGCAGGGACGTTCTCTAGATCAGGAACAACTGTTACGATTACAGTAACTGGACATGGATTGATTGCTGGAAACCTTGTTTTTATTGATTTCACTGTTGGAACTGGAACAGTTGCTCCAGATGGACTTTATCAAGTAGCCACAGTTACCGATGCAAACATCTTCACAGTAACAAGCGTAGCATCTGCAACTGGAACTGGAACAGTAACCTTATTGAGGAAAGAAATTAAATCTAGTGGCAATATCTCATGCGTTTCCGCTGCTGCCCCTAGTCCAGTTATTCCTCCATCAACAAGCGATTCACCAGCAGACGGCTACTATGTTGCCAATTTCTCTGTGGCTCTGCCAAATGCAAACTTTTCCGTGCTAGGAACTTGTAGTGAGGCTAAGGCTTTTGCAACAACTTCTGGTAATGATATTCTATCTGGCTCTCCATACAACGCACAATGCGCACGAATCTTGACCATCAACACGTCTAGCACTGCAATTGATGCTGAGTGCAATAGCGTAGCAATCATTGGATGAATCCACACCTAGCCATAGTCCTTGACCTTTATGAATCAAACAACATCGACATTCAAAGCCTTATTGGTTGGCATTTATGTCATGGCATTGTTGTTTCTACTCCATATGCTTTCGCTATGGGATTTCACACCAGCAGCAAGAATCTTGAAGAAGCTGTTACGTTTGAAGAATCGGATACACTTTACGTTACTATGTGTTGTGGAAACATGTTGGATGCGCTTAAACCTTTTAAAAACAAATACAAATACATCGCTTTTCGGCGTGACTTCAAACAATCAAGTCGCAACCGCTTATTGAGCATGAAAGCCTTTTACTCTAAACTACGATAAATTATGGGATCAGCACCAAAAGTCAAAGCTCCGAAGATGGATATTGCTAAAGACATTAGCAGTTACGTTTCAGGAATGTCGCAATCTCTGCCACAAATTCTCTCTCAAGAGCAACAATTCCGCCCACAATTCCAAGGATTAAACCTTGGTGACATCCAATCGTTTTTGACTGGCGCAGGTGGACAACAAGGGATCTTTGGTCTTAGCAATCAAGCAGCACAACAAGCTGGCATGGGACTAGGTGACGCTCGCCAAGCAGAGCTTGGACAGATGACTGGACAAGCAGGATTAACCCGTGGGTTGATGCAAGCGTTGTCTCCTGAACAAGCTGGCGTAGTTGAAGGGTTCAATACTGAAGCACAACGCGCATTAGCAGCGTCTCAGATGATTAGCCCACAAGAACAGCGCGGATACCAGCAAGCAGCCCGTGAAGGGGCAGCAGCGGCTGGGAGATTAGGTGGGAATGCAGCCATCGCATCTGAAGTCATGGGGCGTGAAGATGTATTTGCTCGTAAACGCGCCGAGGCAGCGCAAGCAGGGCAGAATGCCTACAATGTTGCACAAGGATTCTACACTCAACCAGGTCTTAGCTTGCTTAGCAATGCTCCATTATCG